TTTCACACGTTCAGTAACAATCCAAGCTCCATGCTGTGGTTGTGATGAAAATCCATGTGATGACGTAAGTGATAACACAATCATCAACTTATTAATTGCTAAATTAACACAACAAGCTCCTGGTATCAACCCTGATAACATTAACTTTAACACATTCTTTACATTTGAAAATGTAGGTGGTAATATATTACGTATTACAGGAAAACCATTAACTGCATATGGACAACCTTGTGATATCGCAGCGTTCCCATTTGAATATGATAGAATGTCTTTCAGAACATTTGTATATTCTGGTCCAGCTACAACTGCTGACTTTATCGTTGCAGATGCTTGTAACCTAGTTGCTAACCCAATCATCACTCAACGTGCTTCTTACGCTACTGGTACATCTGCAGAGATTGCTCAATTAGAGAAAAACTTCTACAGCTACCAAGCAGGTTACTTGAAACACCTTTACAGAATGAATGGATACAATGAGAACTTCGAGTCTTGGGTATCTCCTGGTGTTACTTATGATACATACTACATTAAATTTAATGAGTATAACAAATCTGCGTATGTATGGGGTGATTATATTCACGAAGATTCTACAGTGATCATTGCTACTCCACAAACACAAATAGGTGGTGCAGCTAATCCAATTGGTGGACTTATTGAAGCTGTATTAGTAGCTGGTTTAGGTGCTGTAGTAGATCAAGGAATCCCTTGTATCACAACTACAACCACTACATCTAGTGCTCCTGCTCCTACAACAACTACTACTTCTACAAATATTCCTTAAGAATAAAGAAGAGTAAAAATTTAAACAATAACCTATGCCAGGGGAAAGAGGATATCACTCATATTCCTCTGGCATAATTATTATAAAAACATGGCAAACTTACAATTAGATATATTAGTAATCCCTACTTATAGTGTACTTACACTTGGTGTTACAGATGCTTCTGTATATCCTACCAATCCTCCAGTGGTATCAGCACCTACTATTGAGATTGATATTCCAGGATTTGGAACCAAAATACTACCATTTGTTCCTAATGACATCAATGTATTTACATCGTCTAATTTAGGAATCACAGAACCAGGTTGTAATCAACCACTTCCTGATGGAATATACAGATTAAGATATTCTGTAGCTCCTTCATATTTATATAATGTAGAGAAGACAATAATACGTGTTGACAAACTTCAAGAGAAGTTTGACAGTGCGTTTCTTCAATTAAATATGATGGAGTGTGATAGAGCCCTTAAAACACAATCTAGTGTTACATTAAATACAATCAACTTCTTTATACAAGGAGCAATTGCAGCAGCTAATAACTGTGCAGAGTCTGAAGCAAACACTTTATATGCTCAGGCAGATAATATGTTAAATAACTTTTTAAAAACCAATTGTGGTTGTTCTGGTAACAACTACCAAATAAACTTTTATTAATTATGGCACAATGTTCAGGATGTGGAGCTAATGTAGGCTGTGGATGTCAGCTGAAAAATGGAATGTGTGCAGCGTGTGCTGCTAAAGCAAATAAATAAAATTGTTATTATGTTATCACCAAGATTAACGAATTGCCCAGAATGTGCTGACATTCCTTCTTTACTTAAAAAAATAGATTGTAAGTTAGCAGAACTTGGTAACAACTTGTACAACAATATTTCATATATGTTGAACAAGCGTGTACCTGCTGATGACATAACTCAATTAATAGGATATAGAAGAATACTAATGTACAAACTTATTAATCCTAGTTATGTACAAGAATATTCTATAGCTATGATAGCTAGTAGAGTGATACGTCTTACAGTGGGATGTGTAAGTAGATGTAACACACCAGAACCTTGTTTAGAGGTTCCTTGTGATATAACTATTGTACCAAATCCTACTACAACTACAACAACAACAATATAAAATAAATATAATATGTCAACTTGCTCAAATTGTTACAATGGATGTACAGAGATTGTCTCTGACAGATGTGTAAAATATACAGGAATAGATGTTCCTGTCCTAGGAATAAAAACTGGTGATTCTTTGTCTTATGTAGAACAAGCTTTAATTACATTCCTTACATCTACATTAGATGGTACAGGAGTGAAAATAGATCTTGCACCTGTAGTGGTATGTGATCTTGTTCAAAAATATCTTCCAACATGTAAAGACCTTTCTATTGTAGATATATCAAAAGCTCTTATACAAGCTGCTTGTGATCTTCAAGTGCAGGTTACAGCAAACACTAATGCAATTACTGAATTAAATGCTAATTATACAATTGGATGTTTGACAGGTGTTACAGCTTCTTCAGATACACATCTTATTGTACAAGCTGTAATAAATAAACTTTGTACAGTAGTAACTGATTTAGCTAATCTTACCACTGAACTTCATACAATGTATTCAAGTAATGGTACTCAATTAAATAACTATATTGCTAGTTATTTAGCTAGCTTACCTTCAACTAATTCAGCTAGTGCTAGAATGGTTCCTCTTTGTCCTATTCCTTATTATGGACCATTGTCTGGTTATCCAACTCCAAGTGATAGTTTTAGTTTAACAGGACCAGGTACAGGATATTGGACTAAAGTATATTTATGTAATGGTTTAAATGGTACTCCAGATTTAAGAGGAAGAGCTATTGTTGGAACTACAACTATGGGAAATAATACTTTTCCATCACAAACAAATCCTTGTGGATCATGTACAACATGTGCAAATCCAGCATATGATTTAGGAACTGTAGCAGGGTCAAATTGTGTCACTCTTACAACACTTCAATTACCAAGTCATAGTCACTTAGTAAGTAATGCAGAAGCAGAAACTATAATAACCCCTGAAAAACACAACCATGGTTGGACAGGAATTAATGGAACTGGATGGCCTAATGGATCAGGTGATAGAACTGGTGCAGGTAGTCCAAATTCATATCCTGTTACATCACAACAATTAGATGTAACTCTCACTGCAGCTACTACTGTAAGTGTAACTATTGATCCTGCTGGTGGTGGAGATCCTCATCCTAACATTCAACCTGTAATAGCTCTTCATTATATAATGTACATACCTTAATAAATCAATAAGATGGCATATCCTTTTTTACCAGTTAATCCTTGTTGCACAGACGTAGTTTTAAATAGTCCTTGTGGATGCACTTCTACACTTCCTAATACTGGTTGTGGACAAAATCCATGTGAGACTAATGTAATTCTATCTAGCAATGTACTTTATAATGGTCCTGTATTGGATTGCATTATAGCTGAGCCATGTGATACACTTAATGTGATATTACAAAAGATCGATGAGATTATATGTAATTTACTTAGTCAAATAAACACATTAAACATTCAAGTTACAAATATTACCAATCAGATAATCAATATTAATAGTGAAATAATCAATATTAATAATACATTAGATGTATGCTGTGCTGGTGCAACCACCACAACTACTAGTACAACTCTTTGTCCTTGTACATACTATCAATATGTTTCAGTGGCTCCATTCCCTGGAACATTTACTTATGTAGAATGTGATACACTTCAACCTACAACAGTTACTGCTGGTGGCGAGGTTGATACAGTTTGTGTAAATAATAATTATCCAACAATTGAAATTGGAAAAATTAATGTATTAGATACAGAAGTATGTTGTTCAGTTATTACAACCACAACTACCACTACGTTATTCATACAATCTTACTGTAACCAAGTAACAGCTATAGGAACAGTTTATATATATTGGACAGATGGTAATGGAAATGCTCAAGTTATGAAAATTAAAGATGAGACAGTTTACATTTGTGCTCAAGTTGGTTCTATTGCCTTCACTGGTACTGGTTCTATTTCAGTTGTTGGAAGTGCTACAACTTGTATAACTGATGGAGAATGTGCTCCAGTTACAACAACCACTACAACTACTACAGAAGCTTTACCTTGTGAATCTTATCTTTTAGAAACTACAGGCCCATCTTCTTTCCCTGGAGATAGTGATTGGGAAGCTGTTGAATGTAAAACAAATATGGGAGTGGGAGGAACAATTGTATATCCTAATATTGTTAGTACAGGTTGTATAATAACTGGTTCATTATTATTAGGACCTAAAGTGGTAATAGTTGGTTCTGAGCCTTGTCCTACGACAACAACAACAACAACATCAATTCCACCATCTACAACAACTACAACTACATTATTCCCACCAAGCACTACAACAACAACTACAACAATAGCTCCATGTGTAGAATGGACATGGGAGGCTTTAGGAGTTAATGTTTCTGATTTAGAATATACAGATTGTGATGGTTTACCTGTTGTAATACCTGCTATAGATGTAACAAACAATTCAGGAGTTATATGTGTTTATCCTAATGTAACACCTAATTGGAATCCATCACCTACTTCAGGATATCATAACATATCAACCTTTGGTATAAATTGTCCAACCACTACAACCACTACAACACTCGCTCCTTGTACTACATGGTCATGGGAAGCTGTAGGATTTAACATTTCTGGTATTGAATACACAAATTGTGAGGGACAAGTTGTTTATATTGATGTTGATGATGTTACAAATAGTTCTGGAGATATTTGTGTATACCCTAACACTACACCAGTGTGGAGTCCAGTATCCCCAGGAGGTACTCATATATTAGGTACTGTAGGAGATACGTGTGTAACACCTACAACCACCACCACAACTAGTTCAAGTTCAAGCACAACAACTACCACCACTACTGCTGCACCATATTTAAAATTAACACTAGATAATAATTCTAGTGGGACATTGTTAGGTGCATGTGGTGTCGTATTTAGTGCTGATTTAAATATATACGTTGAAAATGGTATTCCTGTAAATGGAGGATTTGTATATGAAGATCTAGCATTAACAATTCCTTTTGCAGGAAACGACAAATGTTATAAAGTAGAGCTAATTGATACATCTTTCATGGCAATTCAAGTTTCTAATACAGGAGAGATTCTTTCATCATTAACTTGCTAAAATTATGAAAGCGTTAATAACATTAACAACTACTACATCAATATAAATATAAAACATGGCTGATTGTCCTCAAATAAATAACACAACGATACTAGGAACGAGTGCTGTCTCATATGATAGCACTCCACTTCCTTGTACAGATGTAAAAGCATGTGATGATCTAAACACGATCCTTACTAAGTTTGATAATGTTATATGTTCTGCTATAGATAGTGTAAACAATCTTTCAGAGGACATAATGAATATCACTGAGGATTTAATGATAATTACAGAAGAGATAGAGGATATAAATAATCAAATCTTTATATGTTGTCCTATTTGTACTTTTACAGGAACTGCTACTGAATTACCTGTATGTGAGTTCACTGCAAGTGCTAGTCAAGTTCCAGATCCTACAACCACAACTACTAGTAGTTCTTCTACCAGTACAAGTACAAGCACTTCAACAAGTACATCTACATCAACTAGTTCTACAACAACAACAACTACTACAATATGTCCTTGTACATATATAAATGTAACTATAACAGAAGGTTATATAATTTTTAGTGATACAGATAGTGTTCAGGTTACATACACAAATTGTAATGGACTTCCTGATTCTACAACATATACTGCTGCAGGTACATATACTATTTGTTCTTCTAGCATAAATTCAATACAAGGAAGTTACTTAAGACTTGGTGTTCTACAAATAGTTCCTGTATTTCCTGTAAACTCAGGTACACTTTGTTGTATTACAACTACCACTACAACTACAACAACTATTTAAAACCAAATAATATGACAGTATTAATAACATTAGCTACAGCAGGAACAGACTCTGGTCCTTTTGATCTTTATTCAAACAATGATGGATACACTTCTGCTTTTGAGTCAGGAGTCTCTAAAGCTGCATTGTTAGCAGGATATCCTTCTTCACTTGTTCCAGATTATACAGTAGTAATTAGAGTGAGATCAAATAATGGATTGTGTACAAATTATGTTGACATTCCTGTAATAGAATCACCAACTACCACCACTACTAGTTCTAGCAGTACTTCTACTACTACTACTACTACATCAACACCAACTACTACAACCACCACTACTGGAGCTTGTCCTAGTTATCAATATAATGTAACATTTTACGATTGTGGTGTATGTACAGTAAATGGTGGAGGTTCTTTTGATAATCTATATCCACTTACAGTTGGTAAATTTTACTATTATCCTCCATTGAATCTTGTAGTAGGAATAGATTCATATGTAGGTTGTGGTGGAACTCCTATTTTTGCTCCAATATTAGATATTGATCAAGAAGATACTTGTGCTGCAGTAATTTGTCCTACAACAACAACAACCACTTCTATTCCTTAATCATATAATAAATAAATAATATGACAATATTAATAACATTGGTTTTACCAACTGGTGGGGACGCAGGTCCTTTCAATCTTTATTCAAATGTAGATGGATATGTTGCTCCATTTGCAACAAATATATCTGCTGCAGCTTTACAGGCTGGATATACAGCTTTACTTGTTCCTGATGGGACAACTATAATTAAAGTACAGTCTGTAGGAGTATGTACAAACTTTGTTAATGTACCAGTGAATGTGCTTCCTACTACTACAACTACAAGTAGCACATCTACAAGTAGTACATCAACCACTACAAGTACTAGTACCACTGCTGCTCCAACTACCAGTACAACTAGTAGTAGTTCAACAAGTACTTCCACAAGCACAAGCACCTCTACTAGTACATCTTCAACTAGTACATCTACATCAACTAGTACATCAACCACTACTACCACCACTACAGCAACTCCTACAACAACTACTACAACAACAATTTTTTTACAAGAAGGCCTTAGATCTTCAACTTCTGATGTAGCAGATGGATGTGGATTATCATTAACAGAATCTTGTTGGATAAGTGGCACTGGAGATATTAGTACTGGAGATATAGTATATACAGATGCATTAGGTACTACTCCTTTTATAGGGGATGGAAACTTTTATGGAATACAAATATTAATTTCTCCAAATGATTATAGTGTTCAAATAAATGGTTCAGGAGTGATAGATGCATCACTTGGAGGAGTATGTCCATAACAATAATAAAAAAATCATAGTTTGTTGGTTTTCTGTGATTTCTCCTCAAGATCTTCTTGGGGAGTTTTTGTTTCTAACTAATTTAGTTATAAATAATTACAGCTCTAACTAGAATTATTTGGAATATATAAAAACTATTATTTATCTTTACAATATTTTTTTAACTAATATGAGTACATATGTCTGATTATCAAAGCTTATTGAGTCAATTAGAGGAATTGCTGACACAAAAAAAGAGTAAGAAATTCTATGCTGAAAGACTTGGAATAAGTGAATATGAAGTTACTGAGCTCTTAAAGGAGCTTAGGGAGAAGGACAATTATCAAAACGCAGAAGGAAAAAACTATATAGAAGAACGAAAAGTAAATGTTGAAAAGGGTACAATAGAAAGTACAATCGTATCTGATTTTGATCCTAAAGATGATCTTGAACTAGCTAAGCTACACAAGATAAATCTAGACAAGTATGTGATAACAAACTACTGGTCTAAGATGCTACCAAGTGGGAAGTTCACTTCCTCAGTCTTTTCTAAGAGAAAAGAAGCAAAAGATTACTCCCCTGAAGACTTTGCTAAGTTTTTAGAAAACTACAAACCAACCAATATACTAGTTACCAAAATACCTAACTTCAAAGATGTGGTGAACGTAGAGATATCTCTATCTGATTACCACTTAGCTAAAAGAACTGTAGATGGTGACAACAGTGTTGAAGCAAGAGCTAAACGATATCTTGATGTGGCTCAATCTTTGATTAACAAAGTTGTATCTAATTATCATATAGACACTGTTATATTGCCTATATCAAATGATTTCTTCCACACTGATAACTATCAACATCAAACTACAAATGGTACACCACAGGATACTATAATGGACTATCATTCAGAATATGAATTAGGATTTTCTATTCTTGTAGATACAATCAATATGTTGAGACAGTATGCAAATCAAGTGGTAGTAGTCTTAGTACAGGGTAATCATGATAGAACTAAATCTTTCTATCTAGCACATGCGTTAGGTGTGTTCTTTAAAGATACATATGATGTAGATTTTATAAGAGAACACAGTGTAGTTAAGGGGATCACATTAGGTAACACATTCATTGGTTGGCACCATGGTAATTGTAAGATAGAAGATCTTCCATTATTGTTTGCAACACATCCTCAATATAGTCAAGCATTTGGTAATGCTAAATATAGAGAGGTGCATACAGGAGATAAACATCACTACATGGCTAAAGAAATCAAAGGAGTGAGAATACAACAAATGCCTAGCCTATCAGGAACAGATAGATGGCACTTAGATAATAACTACGTACATTCAGTAAGAGCTGCTCTAGCATTAGTATATGATCTTGAGCTTGGTAAGATTGCTGAATTTGAAAGTCGAATATAAATATGGCAACATTAAGAAAATTAGTCAGTGATGTTAGAAGTGTCCACAAGATACTTTCTACAGATAGTCTCATCACAGATAGAGCTATTGCTTCTGAGATCAGAAACAATGCTCTATTACTTATTAAGAGAGAAACCAATCTTAGAAAACTTTGGGCAACAGATACATTGTTCACTACAATTCCTTGTTTAGAGATGGTAGAAGTACCCATCTCTGAATGTTGCAACTATGTAGATGAGTGTACTATTGCAAGAACTAAGTTTAAACTTCCACGTATATCAGAAGGTAATTACCAATATGTAATACAAGGAGTTTATTCTATCAATGCATTAGGTGGTACAGGAAAAAAGCTAAAAGAGATTACAGTAAATAGATACATCAATCTACTAAAGCTTCCTATAATTAAGAAAGAAGAATACTTCTGGATATCTAATGGATATCTGTATGTAAACAATCCATTGATTAAGTCAATCAGATTTGTAGCATTGTTTGAAGAAGATGTAGATAATGAAATCATGTATCCAGAATGTGGATGTGGTTCTCCTGATTATACAAACGAACAACTATGTATGAATCCATTAGATAAAGAGTTTGCTCTTCCTGGATATCTAGAACAACAAGTGCTACAACTTACATCACAAAAACTTCTAACTACTTACTTCCAACTTAAAACAGACGTAAGTCAAGAAGGGATAGATGGTCAAGCACCAAACTCAAAACCAACTAATTAATGAGAACAAAGGTTGATTGGAGAAGTTCTAGTAAGGATAACTATAATAGTTTTTGTAAAAAGCATCCATCTATAAAACTAACATATGATGAGTGGAGAAATGTTTTATACACTTACAATGAATGTTTTAAAGAATACATATTAGAAACAGGAGAGAAAGCAAAACTACCTTATGGATTTGGAGAGTTCTCTATTAACAAAAAGAAAAGAAGAAAACTAAAAAATGATGTAGATGGTAAAGAGTTTGTTAATCTTCCTATAGATTGGCAAAAGACCAAAGAGAAAGGGAAGGTAATATATAACTTCAATTACCATACAGAAGGTTATTTCTTTGGTTGGATGTGGTTTAAGAACACAGCAAGATTTAAAAACTCTGACCTATGGTATTTTAAACCTTCCAGACTAACATCAAGACTATTATCACATTACTTAAAGACCAACGACAACTATCAATATATCTATAACGAATGGAAAAAATAAATTATGTCGTACTACTATAAATACAATTTCGTATCCCCAGAGCCTGTCTATTCAACAGTTAAAGAAGAACTTAAGAGTTATTTTGATACTGGTGCAGTGGATGATCTTTTATTCCCTACCTACTTAGACAAATGTCTTAAGAAGTTAGGAAGAACAACCTTTGTTATAAGTGAAGAGATCTTATATATAGAAGACTTTGAAGCTAGACTTCCTGATAACTTTTATGCTGTAAGAGAAGCTTGGATGTGTACAGCAGTGAATGGTTTTCCATATCAAGATGCTAACTCATTCTATTCACAAGCAGCTAATGCAACAACTATTCAAGTCTCTCCATTAACTATTGGAGGTACTCCTTGTACTAATCCTGGTTGTCAGAATTCAGCTTGTGATGGTACATGTATGCCAACATTAGTACAAGCTGTATATAAAACAAATAATAGTACACCTAGACAATTTACTCATGAGTATTTACTTAGACCTGGTAATATATCTGCAAGACAAAACTGTGGTGTAGATTATACAAGTGCTTGGGAATTCTATGCTGAAGCTCCTCCTATTCACGAATTCACTCCTGGTGCTGCTAGTTACGATTCATTTGATGTAAGAGATAATAAGTTTGTAACCAACTTCAGAAATGGTATTGTTCACTTGTTATTCTATGCTACAGAGTATGATGAGATAGGGAATCAAATGATTCCTGATAACTATCGTATAAGAGAATATGTAGAAGCATTCATTAAGTTCAAAGTGTTTGAGATGCTTACTAATCAAACTAATGATGAGACATTCAATCAGTTACAACAGAAGTTGGTTTATCACAAACAAGCTTATGAAGAAGCATACATCATGGCTGAGATTGAAATGAAGAAACAATCTCCTTGGGAGAAACAAAGAAGAATCAAAAACGATCTTAATAGATTTAATATGTATGAGCTTCCTAATCGTACTAATAGATATGGTAGAAGACGCAACAACTAATCATTATGGCAGACGAATTAGATAAAATAAAACAAATACTTGGTGGTGATCAAAGTAATATTAAACAAGAGTATAATGTTGCAGCTGCAGGTTTAAATTTAGATAATACTGTTAGTCAAGTACCTAAAGGACAATTAACATATGCATTAAATGCTTCTGTTGAAAACTTTGATTCTTCTTCAATTAATTATCAAAATGAACCAGGTAATGAATTATGCATAGTTTTTCCTAGTGGTTTTATTCTTATTGGAAAACATTTTATAGTTGAACAAACTAAACATATATTCTTTCTTGTAAATCCTGAGACAAATGAGTCTCAGATAGGATATATGGATAACAATGATTGTGTTTACAGAGTGTTAGTTAATGCTCCTTGTCTTGCATTCAATATGCAATACCCAATCAGAAAAGCAGTGCATAAGATTACAAATTGTACTACAGAGATATATTGGACTGATGGATTAAACCCAAGAAGATATTTAGATATAAATAACATTCCTTATATATTACAACCTAATTCTACACTTTGTGATCCTCTAGAAAGTAATCAAGTTGATTGTAACCAATTAAAACTACAACCTAATTTTAACATTCCTGAATTAAAAATAACTGATGTTAGAAATGGTGGTAACCTTACAGCTGGTACATATCAGTTTGCTATACAGTATTGCGATGCATCAGGTAATGAATACACTTCTTATTATTCAGTTACTAACCCAACACCTATTGCTGATATAAGTATTACCACTCCTAATTTTAATTATGAAGTGGGTAAATCTATTGTTGTTAACATTACTAATCTAGATGCTACAGGACAGTTTCAGTATTTCAATCTTGCTGTTATAAAAACAGTAAACAATATTCCTTCTGTTGAGTTAGTAGGAACATATTTTATTGATCAAGTAGATAAAGATATTATATATACAGGTCAAAATGATACACAAACAAGGTTAACTATATTTGATATATTTCAAAAATATCCTTATTATGAAATAGCACAAGACTTAACAGCTGTAGAAGATATACTTGTATGGGATAATATTACATCTATAGATAGAATCAATTATCAAAGTATAGCTTCTCAAATAACATTGAATTGGGAATCATATAAACTTCCTGCTAATGAAAACTATGCTGATGAACTTAATGCTACAAACCTACGTGGATATCTACGTGATGAGGTGTATGCATTTGAGATTGTATTTCTATTAAAGAATGGAAAACAGACAGATGGTTTCCATATTCCAGGTAGAGCAAAAGGTCCTAATGAAGCATATCCAGATGTATTGACCACTAATCCTGATTTTATAGGTGAACCTACTTCTGTTGATCCTACAACAGGAATTGGATCTAGTCCTTATTGGAAAATATACAATACAGCTTCTGTACTTGGTCCAGGAGATAGTCCTGATATTGGAAATGCTAAAGCATATCAATATGGAGAATTTGCATATTGGGAATCAGAAGATGTTTATCCTTGTAATGTAGATATTTGGGGAGATCTTGCTAATCAACCTATTAGACATCATAAGTTCCCAGATGTGCTTGTAAGTCCTATTGTTGAAACTAAATTGTTTACAGGTCCTACATCAATGGTGATGGGGAATGATGCTGTGTTTCCTATAGGTGTTAGAGCTGATGTGCAACAAATTAATAATTTAATAGCCACATCTAATTTAACAGATAGTCAAAAAGCTGATATTGCTGGATTTAAAATAATAAGAGGAGACAGAGGGACAAACAAATCTATTATAGCTAAAGGTATTCTTAGAAACGTTGGAGAATATGTAAAAGAAGAACAAACTTTTTATTATCCAAATTATCCATACAATGATCTTGATGAAGATCCTTTTATTAATAGCTCAAACAATGCATATACACTACAATGTAGATCTTGGTTAGTTTATTGTTATCAAGGACAACCTAATGGAGATCCAGGTTCTTTCCAATATACAGATTGTAATACACAATTACCTGTAGTTGCTGAAATGACTAACCCAGATTTTAATGGACAAGTTACTACTTATAAAGTGTACGAAGTGTGCTCTATGTCTAGACCTACTATATTAAGTGGAAGAGCTGCAACTGGTTGGGGAGAATATGATGTGATTAGTATTCCTAATTGTGTGCCAGGAGTGGGAGCATATTTTGCTATATTCAATAGTGGTCAAGTATATATGAATGCACCTGAAAGTCAATCAAGATACTATGTATATGCTGATACAGGTCAAGCTTCGTGTGATTCACCAAATGGTAGTGTTTATTATGTAACAGTAGATGTTGGTGCAAATGTATATGCTGAAGAAGATCCATCACAGGTTGCTCCACATTCTGAAAGACAACCTTTTGTAACTCAAGGTCCTAATGAAGTTATTCGACCTATTCAATCTTACACTACACCTTTTCCAGGAAGAAGATCAACTTTAGGTTGTTCAAGAGCAGAGCCATTAAAAGGATTTGAAAAACCTGGGTATAGACAAGTGTTTAATTCTCCAGAGACATCTTTTGGGCAACCTTTTTTAGGAAATGTTCTTAAGCTTGAAAATGTAATGTTTGGTGGAGGAAAAGCACATTTTGTTCAAGTTAAAAACAATGCTAACTACAAGTTACTTTCTAAAGAAGCTCAAGAAGATGCACTAACAAGTGCAAATAGTGTTGGAGCAATAACTAATGCATTCAATGCTACAGCAATGTTTACAATATACCAATCATATTTAACTATATATGTAAATGGTATTACAAGAAAAAACTATGCGTATTCATATAACTCAATAGCTGATTATAATTATAATGCAAGTATTGAAAATGGCCTTGGTATTAAA